CACGAAATTATACACGAACAGTACAGGACATGGAGCGCTACTACTATGGCGCAGGGACTAACATGGGATTCGGTTACTCCGGTAGCGAACTTCTCAAAGCAGATGCACCAATGTTGAGCACAACCGCTGGAACATACCAAGCGATCTACGGACGCAAAGTATGGTCTCAGTTGAACCAAGAATTTAACGCATTCTCAATTCTTCCTAAGAAGCCTTGGGACCGCAGTGGATGGAGAGTCGTCACTGCAAAGCCTTCGACAGCAGTCGGTGGCGGAATTGCAGAGAACGGCACACTGCCTGACACTACAAAGCCTACATTCCAAAATGTTGCAGCAAAGCCTAAGACAATCGCACACTCGTTCGATATGTCCGAGGTTGCAATCTTCTTGAATGACAAGGATGACGGACTTGGCGACATACGCTCTGTCCTAAAGGAAGAGATGGGTAAGCACCACGCTGAGCACATCAACCAAATGCTAACACAGGATGTAGACACACCTGCAGGTAACGACATCGAGTCTTTGGACCGTGTTACAGTCGGTTCAATCGAAGGAAGCGGTACAACTGCTGACACAATGAACTTTTCCGGTGACGGTACTGCATACGGTGCTGCTGGCGATGAAGACATCTACAGTATTGACCGAAGCGCAAACTCGTGGTCAGAGGCAGAAGTTAGTACAAGTGGTAGCGATTCAACAAACCGTGTTCTAAGCCTTGACCATTTGGACCTACTCTTCCAAAAGATTTGGCAAAGAGGAGGTAACCCTAAGTGTATTCTGACTGGATATGACACTCTAATGCGTATTCAGCAACTTCTACAGTCTCAACAGAGATTCATGGAAGAGAAGAGAGTTGTACCAACTTACAACGGTGTTAAGGGTGTACCGGGTGTTGAGGCTGGATTTATAGTCGCAACATACAATGGTGTCCCAATCATCCCATCTAAGGATGTAACACAGGACGGTATCAGCAGAATTTACATGCTTGACACTGATTATCTATACTACAGTACTGCGAAACCTACTCAATACTTTGAGTCCGGTATCGAGACTGGCGATCCATTCGCAATTAACAGACTAGGACAGGAAGGACTTTACCGCACAATGGGTGAAGTTTGGACTACTTTCTTTGGAGGTCAGGGTTCAATCCGAGACTTGTCTTGAGGTTAACTGTGATAAATAATAGGAGATGAAAAAATATGGCAACAACAATGACACACAGAGGCATAACATATGCACAGAATGGCACTGGAACTACAACCATGAACCTTGATTTACAACTTCAAGGTGGAGTAGACCAAGACGAAACTGCGTGGTTAGACGGTAACTCCGGCGGTTCTTACCCCGGTACTCTTACCGGATTCAACGCTAACAACGCTGATGGTAGTGGAGTACGAAATCCAAGACTAGTCATGCTTACTTTGAATGCAGCAGTAGCAGATACAAACACACTTACTCTTTCAGGAGAGGTAACCAAAATTGTATCATTCGTAGCACAAAGAGCAGACGCAACAGCGAATGTAGCGATTACACACACCAGTGACCTAGTATTGACTTTCGATATGGAAGCAACTGCTGATGGTACCACTGATGATTTAACTGCAATGGAACTTTGGTTAGTATTGGCTTGAGGTGATTCAACTTGCCTACAGTAACCTTTCTAGGTCCAATGATGTACCGTCGTAGGACGGACCTGTCGGGCCAATGGATTAGGGGAGAACCCGTCGAAGTTAGCCAAGAATGGTTAAATCACCAAAGGAATAGACTGTTATCACAATACTTCCGAATAGAGGGAGATGCTGGAGTAACAGTCGATGCCGGTAATGATGGAATACCTGACAGTGGCTGGACTAAGAAGGACATAGGTGCATGGCTTAAAGGAAAAGGCGAGGCTGTGAGTGGATATACTACCAAGAGCAAATTGCTCGACATAGTAAAAACCACTCTCAGTCCGCCTGCTCCTGAGCCGGAGCCTGTAGTCGAAGAAGTCTTGGTCGAAGAGACTATAATCGAAGACCCAGTGGATGAATCATCAGGAGATGAATAATCATGGCTATAACAACTGACACAAGACCACATGTAATTGGTGACTTGGTAGTAATAACAGGAACATTTGCAAACGGCGATACTATTGCAGTAGATCTTTCTTCACACCTTTCAAAGATTATATTCTTTGCATGTAATGAAGCAGACGCTACAGCAAGAGCAATGGTGACTTCCATTAACGGCACAACAGCACATGCTACAGAAGCAGGCGCTGGCGGCGGTACTTGGATGGCAATAGGAACTCGTTGAGGTGATGAACCTTGGCAGTGACATTTGACAAAAGACCAATTTACCTCGGTGACAGAATTATTCTAACAGCAGAGTATACTGCTTCAGAAACGGATGTGGCAGCGTCACTTCCAATCAAAGTGCCCGGTATGTTGATAGATGCGATAATTGTAATGAATACTGAAGCGCCTACCAATGTTAACATGCTAACAGCAGGTAACATGAATACGGCGACTCAGGCTATTCTTGGTATTGACAGAAGGTCATTCACTGTACTAGGCGGAGGCTCAAATTTCGGCACAGACAATGGTGCTGGCAAGTTGATGATTTATGGGAGGAGAGCATAATGGCAGTAGTTTTTGAAACGAGACCAGTAAATCTCGGAGACCAAGTTATGATTAGAGGCACATACGCTGCTTCTGACACTACTATAGACCTAAGCCCTTACATGAGGATAGTTGATAGCGTACAGTTAATGTTACCAACAGGGACTGCCACTCCAGTCACATCTATAGGATGCGATGACGAAGCAGGTGGTAGTGTGAATAAAAATGTTCCAACACCTGATGGCTGCCACATAACAGGAACAGGCGGCACATCAGTTACATTATTCGGTGGAGCAGTGGGTGGCGGCGCTGCGGCGGCAGGCCACTTCATAGCAATAGGGAGGAAGGGCTGATGGCAGTAACATTTGATAACCCTACTAATGTCAATGGGCTAATAATAGTGGCATTCAAATCTGATGCAAACCAAACAGTAACTCTTGATGCATCGCCATACATGAGGGAAGTTTACAGCGTAGTGGCTAACCCTATTGGTCCGGCAACCCTTGCCCGTAGTACATTTGATAACGGTAGTAATCCTTTTGAGTTACACATACCAATTTGTGTAGAGTTAAGCGGTACCACTGTGACTCTAAAGCAAGTAGATGGCAATGTGGGCACAATAACTTCTACAATCGAAGGCCCCACATCAGGCATAATAATTGGAAGGAAGTGATTAGATGGCAGTATTAAGCGGATATGGTAGCAGGGTCATCGGACCTTACTCACCTAAACAAATGGCAGATGGTACAGCAACAGCACTCATCCAAGCAGATCTCAGAGCCACTGGTGGCACTGGTGCGCTTGGTGTAGCGGCTGGTAGTACAACTGCACTTATCGATATACACTCGTTCACATCATTAGGCAATCACTACTTTTTATTAACCTACACAGTGTGAGGTTAATTGATGCAGTCTAACAACAGCCTTGGTCTTGATGACATCGAGCGATTGCAGAAGCGTGGCATTCGCTTAGCCGAGTCCTACGGGGCTGGCTCCGTATTCAATGAAGATAAACCGCTTCAAGGTATAACCAAGAAGCAACGAAATCGTAATAAGAAGGCCGGTGATGTCCTGAACATAGGGTCGGGCACCCGCTGCAAAAGTTGCGGCATGCTTTACTTTATGTGGGTTGACAAGTGCAGTACATGCGGTAGACAAATGGAATTCAATTTAGGCGAAAGGGAGGACTAATTATGGCTTATGTATTAGTTAAAGCAGATGACAAAGATGAAGCAGCGACTAGAAACATTGCTAATATCGGAGAAGACCCTCGTAAAAAGGAGAGGGCTGTTCAGGTAAAGCGCCCGAAAAGCGGCACTAGTTCTACAAATATAGAAGGGTCAGGGTTTGAGCCAAAGGAGGGTATCAACCCCGGACTCATGCCAAAACCTAGTCTCACTAATGAACAGAGACAGGCAATAAACGAACTTGTTGCTTCTGAAGGCTTTGGAGATTTAACTATCGCAGAGCAAAGAGCGAAACTCGATGAGATAAGGGCAGAACCTGAATCTGAGCCTGAGCCTGAAAGTACAGGTCTTATAGACCAGCGTACTAACGAAGGTAGAAATGCGGCTATGGTTCAAAGAGTCATGGAGAACCCCGGATTCATGGATAGAATAATGGATGCGCACGATGTAGATCCTGATTTGCTCAGAGCAAAGCACAAGGGCGATGTCGGTGCAATGCTTCGTGACATTAGAGAAGGTTCAGCACCTACTCTATCAACTGGTGAAGAAGTAGCAGTCGAAGGTCGTAAAGACCGAGCAGAGCGAGAAAGGGCAATACAACAAATTGGTGAAGGTGCTGACCCCGAAGAGGTCGGAGTAAAGCGCACAAGGAGAGGAGCCGATATAGGTCGAACTTTTTCTCCTGAATCAACAATGCCTGAAAAGTTTACAGATGCACAGTTGGCAGAAATGGCAACTCGTGGTGTCGGCGTAAGAGAGAATCAACTTGACAAGTTGAATAGTCAAAAACAACATATAGAAGATCTATTAGGTGGTCGTGCAATTGTACCAGCGGCTACAAGTGTAGGGGCATCCGGCCTTAGTAGAGATAAACTGTTAGCAAATATGAGGGCTAAACTTCTATCTGCTGAAAGGGAAGGGAACCAAGAAAGAGCCTCTGAACTTCAAAGACAAATGCATCAGTTGGAAACTAAACCTGATGATGAAGAAGGCGAGGTCTATGACCCTGCTGATGTAGAAGGTATACGAGTTGGTGCACAGGACCAACTACAAGACACAGCAGACAAAAAAACACAGACTGCTAAGGATAACAGGCCTGAAAATTTACAATCAGTTTCAGCGCTTTTGGCATCGCAAGGGATAAAGAAACCAATACACCCTGCTGACCGAGGAGTTAATTTAACCCAATTGAGTAGATCTGCAAAGGATGGTGGAAAAAGAGGTAAGGTTACGGCTGAAAACCTTGCACAGTATGAAAAAGAAAATGCAGCATATGAAGCAGCCTTAGCCAATGCTCCTGAAGAATTAGAAAGAGCAAGGGCTGAACACGATGGAAAGTTTTATGCAGATGCTACTGATGAAAGCAAAGATGAAGAAATCCAAGAAAGAATACCTCAATACCTAAAGGAAAAAGGTGTTGCAGTTCAACCTCCAGTTCCAAAAGAATTTGCTACTAGAAGAGACCGAGATGAAAATATCACCCGTGACCCCGGACAGGCGCAAAGTTTGCGAGCACTTGCTACAAGTCAATTATCAGACGATGGTGACCATAATGAGCATTTA